AAGAGGCTGGTTATGAAATCTGGTGCGACCCTCGAATTCGTGTCGGACATGAAAAAACTCGGATTATTTAAATTATGATTACATTCTTTTCAATATTATTGATTGCCTTTATCTTTGTCATCTACATATTGTTTAAGTACGACCCAAATATATGAAGACCACAAAGTATGCGATACTACAAGATGGTAAAGAGGTGTACACCGATCTGACACAATCTGAGTGTTTTGATCGGATGCAGGACTTTGCCATTGAGTTTTATCTTACTGGAAAGAACGACCCAAGTTCATTTAAGGTTGAAATGAGTACTGATGAAGAATAAACCGCGTAACTCGGCTCGTAAGGAGAAAAGAAAATGCCAATGAATAAACAAACGAAGTTAATGTATGCCCTAGAGCACATTGATCATTTGTATGATTACATTGAAGGTAATGAAGATGAAAGGAAACTTCGTGAACACTTAGTTTACCTTGATAGTGAATTAACTAAACAGATGTCCAAAGAACTTAAACGCAAACTAAACCGATGAGTACACTAATTGCCAATCTACCCTCCTATGAAGTATGGGTAAGAAAAGAATACCTGACTGATCATAAGAGTGGTCATGGTGAATTTGTAAAGGGAGTCTGGGTTGCTGCCAAGTCAATTCCCGGTAGGGCTTTTTACTTTGAGACCTATCTACCTGATTATGCTGCAATGTTCGATAAGTTACCAATCTCTGCATTTACAACTGATCCTGAGACTCCTACACCGGATATGACATTACATAACCTGCAGTTTTGGAACTGTATGGACTATGGTGTAGTGGCAGTACAGAAGCAATTTATCGGTTCAATGCACTTTGAAGTGATGACAAGGGACTTTGGCAATCAAACAGGTACTTATATTTGTACTTTAGACAACTATCATGAGAGTGTAGACGCAATTGACTACTCTACAAGTGAACAACCTGCTGAACACAAGTCTCATAACCTTTTAGAGCTGGATAATGGTCAGTTTTGCCTCTATCCAAACAACAGAATGAGGATATATGACAATAGTATTACACCAGAAGAACCAAAAGTGCCCGATTTTAAGGTATCAACAGTATATTATCAGGTTGAAAACGGTCATGACCGTGATGGATTGGGTTCAGAGGACAATTATTTCTGGAAAACATCAAAAGAACGCAAAAATGAGGAAAATTGGGACTATGAAACAAATAATAAGTCATTTATAAAGAGTAAAGGTATACCTTCACCCGAAGATATTGGATAAATATAATCTAAAAGACAAAAAAATGGTAATTAAAGTGGATAAATCAGAAGAATTTAAGAAAAGTGGTCGTAAATTGATCAGTGAGTACGATGGACATGAATATTACAAGGATGAAGAGGAAGAAAAACCTCAATTTTTAAGTGAAAATTCAGAAACTACATGAAAAACGTGAAAAATGCTCATATGGGCACTCATTTATTAGTTGAAGTGTACAATGTACCCTTTGATAAGTTGAATAATGCAAAAGATCTTACAAATAAGATGTTAGCTGCAGTCAAAGCAGAAAAATACACCCTTTTAAACTGCTTTCTTCATAAATTTGAACCTCAAGGGGTGACTGTTAACCTTACACTTGCCGAAAGTCACTTTGCTTTGCATACTTGGCCTGAAAAACAGTGTGTTGCGTTCGATATTTTCACTTGTGGTAGCAAAAATCCCCGTTCACTTGCATGGTGGATACTAAATTACTTCGATTCTGATGATTACATTATGAAAGACTTCGCAAGATAGGTATAAATAATAAAAAAAGTCTGTTAAATGGCGGTAAAACGTATATCTAGAGCGTTTAAAGACATAAATTTGTCTTTTACACCTCATCCTGTTACAAAAGATCTTACTGTATTGCGTAATGAAAACGCAATTAAGAGGTCTGTAAGGAATATTGTACAAACAATACCGACTGAAAGATTTTTTAACTCGATTTTAGGATCTGAGGTTCGTGATTTACTCTTTGATAACTTTATTGACTTTGGTACTGCATCAGCAATCAAGGATCAAATAAGAATATCAATTGAAAACTTTGAACCTAGAGTTGATAATTTAGAAGTGAATGTTGAACCTAGACCTGATCAGAATGAATTTGAGGTGAATGTACTATTTGATATTATTGGTCAAGAGTTTCCACAACAAGACTTTACGTTCATATTACAAGCCACAAGATAATGCCGTTTACAAAATTCACCAATTTAGACTTTGATCAGATAAAGGAACAGATTAAAGACTATCTTCGAGCAAATTCCAACTTTTCAGACTTTGATTTTGAAGGGTCTAACTTCTCTGTACTAATTGATACCCTTGCATATAATACGTATATTTCTGCATTCAACTCAAACTTGGTTGTAAATGAGTCATTTCTTGATTCTGCAACTCTAAGAGAGAACGTTGTATCACTTGCACGAAACATTGGTTACGTACCACGCTCTAAAACGGCAGCCAGAGCATCGATTAAGTTTCAGGTTGCAACTAATACAAGTAGTCCGACAATAACTCTACAACCCGGTCTAGTGTGTGTTGGAACTCAGGATGATAGTGATTTTGTATTTTCTATATCTGAAAGCATAACAACTACAGTAAATAGTGGACTTGCTCAATTTGGAACAGTAGATGAACCAATTAAAGTTCTTGAAGGAACTTATCTTACATCGCAATTTGTTGTTGATGGATCTTTAGAGCAAAGATTTATTTTAAATAACTCATCTATTGACACATCTTCAATTGTCGTATATGTAAAAGGTGCTGCAGATCCCGGATTAGGTAAACAGTATAATTTAATTGATAATATTGTTAATGTTACATCCGCATCTGAGACATTCTTGATACAGGAAGTACAGGATGAGAACTATGAATTGTTATTTGGTGATGGAACATTTGGTAAAAAAATAGAAGACGGTGCAGTAATTACAGTTCAATATGTTGTTACTTCAGGTAAGGATGGTAATGGGCCATCTGTGTTTACATTCTCTGGTAGTTTTCAAGATTCAAACAATAATATAGTAGTACCAACATCAATACCAAATGTAGATACTATACAGGCATCCTCAAATGGTGGTGACATCGAATCAATTGACTCAGTTAAATATTTTGCACCTAGACTCTACTCTGCACAGTACAGGGCAGTTACAGCAAGAGATTATGAAAGTATAATCCAAACTGTATATCCTAACACAGAAAGTGTATCAGTCGTGGGTGGTGAAGAGTTAGATCCACCTCAATTTGGTACGGTATTCATTACTATTAAACCAAAGAATGGTGATTTTGTATCTGACTTTGATAAAACACAAATTTTACAGAAGTTGAAGAGTTACTCTTTAACAGGTATTAATCAAAAGATTGTAGATCTACAGGTATTGTATGTGGAAGTTGAATCATTCATATACTATAATTCGACTGCAGTTGAAAATGTAAATGATCTTAAGACTAAAATTACATCATCTCTTACAACTTACTCTCGATCAGGGGATGTAAATCGATTTGGTGGTAGATTTAAGTATAGTAAGGTATTGAATGTAATTGATAATATTGATAAAGCAATTACCTCTAACATTACAAGAATACAAATACGTCGTAATTTGAATGCACTGATCAATCAGTTTGCTCAGTATGAATTATGTTTTGGTAATCAATTTAATGTAAAGCCTGGTGGATTGAACATTAAGAGTACAGGATTTAAAATTCAAGGTAATAGTGATACTGTTTATATTACTGATACACCAAATGCAGATTTACTGACTGGAGTTGTCTCTGTAGTTAAAAAGGATTTGGAAACAGGAACCAATGTTGTTGTGGTTAAATCTGCAGGAACTGTTGATTATATTCATGGTGAGGTTAATTTAACTACAATTAACATTACGGAGACTGAAAAGGCAAATAATATTGTCGAAGTACAGGCATTCCCAGAATCCAATGATGTCATAGGATTACAAGATCTATACTTAGATTTTAACATCCCCAGTAGTACCATAAATATGGTGAAGGACACTATTACATCTGGTGAGCAAATATCTGGTGTTGGCTATAAGGTAACATCATCCTACTCAAACGGAGAACTAAACAGGTCATAAAATGATAGGAACTGGAATCGAAAAACGTATACAAGTTCAGCAAATAATCGAAAGTCAACTTCCTGAGTTTATACTCTCAGAAAGTCCTAAGACAGTTGACTTTTTAAAGCAATACTACATCTCTCAGGAGCATCGAGGTGGTGTAGTAGATTTAAGTGACAATCTAGATCAATATATTAAATTAGATAATTTAACACCAGAGGTAATTGTTGGTGTTACAACTCTTACTGCAGGTATAACAACTGCAAGTGATACTATTACAGTATCGACAACTAAAGGTTTTCCGAATGAGTATGGTCTTTTAAAGATAGACGATGAGGTAATTACATATACTGGTATTACAACTAATAGTTTTACAGGTTGTGTAAGAGGTTTTAGTGGTATCACATCATTTACTGATACAAATAATCCCGGTGAATTAGTATTCACACAATCAACCACAAGTGTTCATGATGCTAATTCTGTAGTTAATAACCTAAGTGTTCTGTTTCTACAGGAGTTTTATAAGAAAGTAAAGACTTCTCTAACACCAGGCCTTGAAGATACTAAATTTATATCTGATTTAGATGTTAGTAACTTCATTAAAGAATCCAAATCATTATACCAATCTAAAGGAACAGCAGAGTCTTTCCGTATTTTGTTTAATGTTTTGTATGGATTGTCTCCAAAGATCATTGACCTAGAAGAATTTTTAGTCAAACCATCTGGTGCTGAGTATATTCGTAGAGAAATAATATTAGCAGAGGTAATAAGTGGTGATCCAAATAAATTACTTGGACAAACAGTTACAAAATCAGATGATTTACAAACTAATGCTTCGGTATCAGAAGTTGAAATAGTAACACGAAATAGAAAGACTTTCTACAAGATTAGTTTATTTGTAGGATTCAATGATAGAAGTGGTATTAATGGTACATTTACCATACCCGGAAAATCAAAATCAATAGGTAATGTATCTGCAGGATCCTCTGTAATCACCGTAGATTCGACTGTAGGGTTCGGAACGACAGGAACAGTAATATCTGGCATAAACACAATTACATACGGTGACAAGACTGTTAACCAGTTCTTAAACTGTACCGGTATTGGATCATCAATTTCAAGTACTGATGATGTAAGGGCTGATGAATTTATATTTGGATATGAAGATGGTGATTTAACTAAAAGAGTAGAATTAAGAATAACAGGTGTTTTATCTGATTTTGAATTACTAGAAAGAACAGGATCCAGTGTTACCAGTGAAGGTGAGAGAATTACTGTTAAAAATTTAGGAGAAGTAGTACCAAATCCAAGTGTAAACAAAACCAAAAAAGAAGTATTTTTTAATTCATGGATTTACAATACATCATGTACATTTGAAATTGACTCAATTAATGGATCGACATTCTTACTTAAATCTGACTTTGATAAGTCAAATCTAAAAGAGGGTGATAAAGTTGATATCATGAGGAGAGGAACTGAGATTGTAGATGTATCCGATGCAGTAATTAAAACCACAAATCCGACTGGATTGCAGGATAAGCAATTAATATTAGATAATATTGTAGGATTCACTCCTGCAACAGGTATCAGTTATAATATTCGTAGAAAATTAGATAGGGCTTTTAGTACTACATCACAATTACAGTTTGGTAATAATGTAATTACATCTAATGTTCAGAATACTTATAATGACGGTGATGAAAATTACTATGTTGCATCTTCATCATTACCATCATATGACATTACCGAAACTGTATCAAAGAGTGTTATTCCTAATTCAACAGGAACTTCTCTGCAAGGATTTAATAATGTAACACAAAAATATTCAATTATATCATTTGCAACTGATACTGAATTTAGAACAGGTGATGCAATATTCTACAAACCTTCAAGTACACCTTTAACAGGTTTAGAAGAGGGTGTATATTACGTTGAAGTATTATCACAGAAAAATCAGATAAGATTATACAGTTCAAGATCATTCATACCAATCTCAGATTTCTTAGAATTTACATCAAGTGGTTCAGGAAGTCATAGTTTTGTACTTTTACGTCATAAAAACGAACTCATTGGTGTTCAGAAGATACTTAAAAAGTTCCCAACCGAAGCAAATATTGAATCTGGTTCATCGACACCTACAGAACCCGGTTCAACTGGTATATTGGTAAATGGTGTAGAGATAACAAACTACAAATCACTGGATAAAATTTATTATGGCCCACTTAAAGATGTAAAGGTTTTCAATGGTGGTAGTAATTTTGATGTAATAAATCTTCCAAATATTATATTACCTCAAGTTGCATCAGGTACAACTGCTTTAGTTCAACCTGTTATTCAAGGAACTCTTAAAGAAGTTCTTGTTGATCAACAAGATTTTGATATTGAAAATGTCTTATCACTTACATTAAGTGGTGGTAATGGAACTGGTGCTATATTAAAACCAATTGTATCTAAAAGATTTAGAGAATTATCATTTGATGGCAGAAATTCTGCTACAAGAGGTGGTGTTGATATTGCAAATGATCAAATTATTTTTGATAAACCACATAATTTACTTAGTGGTGAACCATTAGTATATAATAATAACAATAATTTATCATTAGGTGTAGGATCCTTTAAAGGATCTAATACTGATCAAAATAAAACATTATCAAATGGATCAATATATTTCCCAGAAGTAGTTGGCATATCATCAATAAAATTATTTGAAACACTTAACGATTTTAACTCAGGTATCAATACTGTTGGATTTACAACTGTAAATACTCAGGGTACTCATAAATTCAGATTACTAAACAAGAAAAATCATCTTCGTTCAGTAGTCATTGAAAATGCAGGAACAGACTATACTAATCGTAAATTACTTGTAAAACCAGTTAGTATATCAACAATTGAAAATACTGTCAACTTTGTAGATCATGGATTCTTAGATGGTGAAGTTGTAGCATATAATTTTGAAGCAGGTGGAGCCACTATTGTTGGTTTATCATCTGCAAATCAGTATAAAGTTATTGCATTAGATAATGATACATTTAGAGTTGCTAATGCAGGTGTAGGGGGAACAGACAACTCTGATTATCTCAGAGGTGATTATGTCAAATTTACCAGTGCTGGTACAGGATTACAGGAATTTAAATATCCTGAAATTGAATTAAATATTAAAGCAGTATATTCACCAACAACATTTGCACGTAATGGTGATTTAGTTGTAACACCAGTTGTTCGTGGATCAATTATTAAAAATTATCTGTATGAACCCGGAACAAATTACGGATCAGAAATACTTAACTTTGAGAAAAAACCCGGAGTAACATTACAAAACGGTAAGCAGGCTGAAATAAGAGCAATTGCATCTGAAGGTAAAATTATTGCAGTAGATATTAGATTTGGAGGAAAAGAATATTTCTCTCCACCTGACTTAGAATTTGTCGGAGTTGGATCTGGTGTTGGTGCAAAATTAAGACCTATTGTAACTAATGGTAAAATTACAGATGTAAAAATAGTAAATCCCGGAATAGGTTATACAGCAACACCAACCGTAAGAGTCAAACCTGCTGGAAGTGGACAAATATTTGAACCATCAATCAGATCTTTAACAATTAACAGTTTGACTCGATTTGGTGATGAAGTATTATTAAGGGAGTCTGATGATAACTTGCAGTATGCAGTTGTTGGATATAATACATCAATTTACTCAACATTATTTGAAGATCCAGATTCAATTACAGGACATTCTCCTATAGTTGGTTGGGCATATGATGGAAACCCAATTTATGGGCCTTACGGTTACATTGATCCTGCAGATTCAGATTCAGCAATAGTAATTTTAAATACAAGTTATACTCTGAATACAAGTAATGTAACTAATAGACCTACATCTTTTGCAGGTGGTTTCTTTGTTGAAGATCATCAATATGATGATTCTGGTGATTTAGATGAAAGTAATGGTAGATTCTGTAAAACACCTGACTATCCAAATGGTGTTTATGCATATTTTGTTGGTGTAAGCACTGGTGCTCAAGGTAATCTTGATCCTAAGTTCCCATACTTTATAGGTGATAACTATAGATCAAAACCAATTGATGATAACTTCTTAATAGATCAAAATAATTTTGATTTTAATACAAGTAAAATTATCAGAAATACCCTTCCATACAAAGTTGCAGATCCAACAGCTGATAATGATTTCCTTATTGAATCAAATGAATCTGTTGAACAAAGTTCTATTGTAGAATCTGTAACAAGAGGTTCTGTAGAAGGTTTCCAAATTGTTGAATCTGGTAGTGATTTTAAAGTTGGAGATAGTCTAAACTTTGATAATACTAATTCCTCTGGAGGGGGTGCTAGTGCCTCTATATCAAAGGTAACTGGTAAACCAATTACAAGTGTAGATACAACAGTTCAGACCTATAATAACGTCGTATACGTTAGAGATAGTGCAACTCAAGTAAGTGCTTTCATATCAACATCACATACATTTGCAAATAACGATCAAATCGTTGTTTCAGGTCTATCTACTAGCATTCCAAACTTAACTGATTCTCATAAAGTTGGTGTAAGTTCTGTGCAAGTTGCTCTTTATAAAGAACTTGGTGCAAATTCTTCTGCAGGTATCGTTACTGACATATACGTTTCTAGTATTCCTGATAGAGTATCTGCAGGAAGTAGTATTGGTATTGGAACAGAAAAATTACTTGTACTCAATACATTTAGAGATAGACAGATATTAAGAGTTAAGAGAGGTGTTGTAGGTGCTGCACATACTTTATCTGCACCTGTTTTAACAGTTCCTCAAAAGTTTACTATACCAATAGTTACTGATCCTTTTGAATCAAAGATAGATGATAAAGTTTTCTTCAATCCAAAGGAGCAAGTTGGACTAGCATTGACTGCTGGAACTGTCATTGGTATGGCTAAATCATTCACAACTGGTGAATTATCGAAAGTTATTAGTGTTCCTGCAAAGAGCATCTTCCTACCTAATCATCCATTTGTAAGTAATCAGCAATTAACATTTAAAATTCCTAGTGGTGCAGGTGCATTATCCGTTGGTACAGGTGTAACTCAAGCAGTAACTGCTAGTTTTAACTTATCAGATGGTGCTACTGTATTTGCTAAAAGAATTTCAAGTGATTTAGTAGGATTGTCAACAATCAAAGGCGGAGAGACTATTTTCTTCAAGACATCACCTACTGATAGTTTTGAATACTTACTTGAATCTAATTTCACACAAGTAACTGGTAAGGCTCAGGAAATAACAGCACATGTTGCAGTATCAACTTCTCACGGTTTAACTGAATTAGATACTATCGATCTTACTTTAGATTCAAACAGATCTGGTGGAACTGGTATATCAACTTCAGTTATAGTTAAGTATTCTTCATCAGAAGATAAAATTCTTATCAATCCATTAACTGTAGCACAAACAAATATTGGTGCCGATACAATCTTTAAAGATGATCATGGATTCTCAACTGGTGAAAAAGTATTTTACGATGGTGGAACATCACAAGCAACAGGTTTATCAACTTCATCATATTTTGTATACAGAATAGATGATAATTCATTCCAACTTGGTGAAACTTTATTTGATGTTCAGAATGAACCCCCTAAAGTAGTTGGTATTACAACAAATACTGGTGGAAGTGGCCAAGAGTTCTCACTAATTAATCCTTCACTATCAGTTACTAAAAATAATGATTTAGTATTCTATGTTTCTGATTCTTCATTAAATGGATTTAAGTTCAATTTATATTATGATAAAGACTTTAAGAATGAATTTGTATCTACTGGATCAACTGAATCATTCTCTGTTACTAAAGTAGGAACAGTAGGTGTAGGAACAACTGCAACAGTTACTCTTAATTACAAATCAGAAAATCCAATTAACGTTTTCTATACACTAGAGAAGACTGGATTTATTAGTACATCAGATACTGATGTTCAGAATGGATCAAGAATCAATTATATTAATAGCGAATATGAAGGAACATACACTGCTTTTGGTGTAGGAACCACATCATTTAACATATCATTACAAAATGTTCCTGAAAAATTAAATTATGTTCAGACTGAAGTAGATACAATGTCTTATTTGACCAATTCTACATCAGCATCTGGTGGAGTTGGAAGAATTAACTTAGCATCTGGTGGTTTTGGTTATAAAAAGATTCCCGGAATATCCAGTATAACATCTGTAAATGGTATAAACGCAAAAATACTTTGCTTATCATCTAGTGTGAACAAGATAAACAAGGTTCGTATTTTGGATCCTGGCTTTGAGTATCATTCAGATCAAACACTAAGACCAGAAGCAAGAATATCTCCAACAATAACTCTTATTAACTCAGATGTAATTTCTGAAATACAAGTTATATCTGGTGGTAAAAACTACATCTCAGCTCCTGATTTAGTTGTTGTTGATCCAGAAACAGGGCAATTAACTGATCAAGGTGTTATTGAACTATCATTAAACTCAAGTTCTATTGCATCTGTTAATATTATTAGTTCTCCAAAAGGATTAAAACCAGTTGAACAAAGAATTAGAACAATCAATAACTCAAATGGTATATCAGTTTCAAGTATATCTGGTATGTCAACAACCACGACAACTGGTATTGTAACTTGTACATTAGTAACACCCATAGGTGGATTTGCTCCAGCACCATTTGCTGTAGGTGATCAGATATTTGTAGAAGGTATTCAACTTGAGTCAACTGAAGGATCCGGTTATAACTCAACAGATCATGGATTCGTATTCTTTACTATAAGTGACTATCAAAATACTAGTCCTGCAAAATTAGAATTTAATTTAACAGGTATTGGTGTAAGTATTGGTATTGCAAAAACATCTCAAACCAATTATGCAACAATCACTAATTTCAACAATTATCCTCAGTTTAGAACAATTCAAAAATCTGCTGAGTTCAGAATAGGTGAGAGGTTAGCAGTTAAAGAAAATAATAACTTTGTATTATCTAATCTATCTGTTCTTGAGAATAATCCTGATGAATTTATCAAGATATTTGGTAAGAGAGAATTAGTTGTTGGAGATGAGATAAGAGGTGAGATAACTGGTACACAGGCCACAATCAATTCTATCGCATTAAACAGAGGAAGATTTGATGTAGATTATGCACTCAGACAGGATCGTGGATGGAATACTGAAGTTGGTAAATTGAGTGAAGATTATCAGGTTTTAGCAGATAATGATTACTACCAAAACTTATCATACACAATTCAGAGTCCAATAACCTTTGAAGAAATTGTAGATCCTGTGAATAGACTTGTTCATACTACAGGATTAAAGAATTTTGCTGATACTGGTATTACATCAACTGCAAAAAGTGGTATTTCTTCAACATCTGATCTTGTTATTGCAAGAGACCTTGTAAGTGAGGAAAGAGTAGATACTATCAACAACTTTGACTTAGTAGTTGATACAGATACACTTATTGGAGGAACTCAATCTAAATTCCTTAAATTACGCAATCAAAAACTTGCAAGTTACATTGAGTGTAGAACAAACCGTGTTCTTGATATCGATGATATTAGTTCTCAGTTCTCAAATACAAATAGTTCTCAAAATAATAGAATTGACTTTGCAATAAATGAAAATTATGAAAGTTTCTTAATTCAGACTAAAAATCCAACTACAAGTGAGATTCAGGTAGATGAGGTAGTTGTATTCAAAGATAATACTGATACATTTACTTTTGAGAAAAACAATATAGGTATTGGAACTCAAAAAATTGTTGATGTTATTGGATTTACAGATTCAGCAACAAGTGATACTTCATTAAGAGTCACTCCAACAGACCCATTTGATGATGATTTAGATATCAAAGTATATCGTAATACATTCAATAGCACATTAGCTGGCATCAATACACAGAGTGTTGGATTTGTTAACTTAGTTGGTGTTGCAAAATCAGTTAACCCAAGCACTACAGTTAGTCTTGTAAGTTCTCCTGTTGGAGTTACATCTGCATTCTATGCAACTGTAGAGGTTACTGATGCTGATACAAATGAAAAGAATTTAGTTGATATCTATGCAACTCATGATGGAACAAACTCATACTTCACTGAGTACTACGTTGATAGTGGTGATATTGCAAACTTCTCATCAAACTTTATTGGAACATTCACTTCAAATCTAAGTGGAGGTATTCTTTCAATTGATTTCCAAAATACAGGTATTCATACTGCAATACTTAGATCAAAAGCAGTTGGTCTTGGACTTACATCAGTTGGAATAGGAACATTTAGATTTAAAGATACTGCACAATTAGATGGATCTGAAAGAACTGTTAATTTACAGTCAAACTTCAAACGTGTAAGTAGCACATCCACAATCGTAGGTGTAGATTCAAATAAATTCAGTACAATTAAGAGTATTGTTAAGGTTGCAGTAGGTTCAACTATTGCAATACATCAAGTTTTAGCAACTCATAATGGAACTGACACTTCATTAGTTCATTATCCATTCATATCAATAGGAAGTACAGCTGGTATCGGTACATTTATTGCAAACTACGCAAACAATAAATTCAATCTTAGATTCAATCCTGATACTGGTGTGTCTGATGCAGAAGTTTCTGCTTACAGTGAAATAATATACACAGATCTTGATCTATTCAATGTTCCACCTGATTTAACATATGGTCGTGTTACAGAATCAGTTGCAGTTCGTCAATACAATGCTGTAAATGGTAATAGAGCAAATAAAACTGAGTTTGAATTGAAGCATGGTGGTGTTCCAATTTTTGCAAAAGTATTTTCACCATCGGATGCTACAAAATTAGATCCTGTAACAGGTATCTTTACTATTAATGATCACTTCTTTAGCACAGGTGAAAAACTTAAGTACACACCGAAGAGTACATTTATCGGTGTTACGGCTGATGCGATGGAAACATCTGCAGGAACTGATCTTACAACTGATGTATTTGCAATTAATCTAACCCAAGATACTTTCAAATTAGCATTGACAAAATCAAATGCTAATGCTGGAACTGGTGTCACATTTACATCATTAGGAGCAGGAAATGCTCATCAACTTGAAATGACCAAAAAACTTGAGAAGAGTTTGATAAATGTTGATGGATTGATACAATCACCGATAGCATTTACACCTGTTAATACTACAGTTACAAATAATGGTGGTAGTATTTCAGCATCAGATGCAATCTTTAGTGTTGCTGGTATTTCATCAATTATTGAAGGAGATATATTAGAAGTTGGAACTGAATTGATGAAAGTTACTTCAGTTGGTCTTGGAACAACTGCACTTGGCCCAATATCTGGTAACGGTGCATTAAACTTAGTTGGTGTTGACAGAGGATCATTAGGAAGTACAGCAGCATCACATAATGATTCAACTGCGATTCGCAAATTTAAGGGATCATTCAATATAGTTGATAGTAAAATACACTTTACAGATGCTCCTAAAGGAACAAACTTTGCAGCACAAGATCCATCAAGTTTACCATTCCCAAGATCTGATTTCCACGGTAGAGTCTATCTTAGAAATGATTACACAAATAATAGAATCTTTGATGATATATCAGATGGATTTACTGGAATTGCTGCAACACACATAGTTAAAGTTGGTGGAGCAAATACAACTGGTATTCAAACTGGTGGTAGTATTGTTCTTCTAAATGGAATATTCCAAACACCAACAACAGATAATAATCAAGGAAATAATTATGATTATATCTCAGATGCTAGTGCAGGTATTACAACAATCGTATTCACAGGTATTACATCTACAGACGGTTCAAAAATTGTTAGTGAATCTGATATTAACTTAAATCAGTTACCTAGAGGTGGAATGATAGTTTCACTTGGATCAACTGGTGGTTTAGGTGTTGCTCCTCTTGTAGGTGCTGCTGTGACAGTGGTTAAGAATGCAAATGGTGTTCTTACATCTGTTGGTGCTGGTGCAACTGATCAATTAGGATCTGGATATCGTGGATCAGTTTCAATCGGTGTTACTGATATTGCTTATGAACATCGTTTTGCAAGTTCTGGTATCGGATCAATAAGAAAGAGTAATTTCAGTACCGGTGATGCTTTCACTGCCACAAATGCAGTTTATACATCTCATACTGGTGTATTAGTGATAACCATTCCAAATCATGGATTAACTACAAGTGATACAGTTGGTATTGATACTGGTGGTTTAGTATTCAGATGCTCTAAGGATAATTTCCAAACATTACATCCATA